CTCCGTTACGGTACTCAAAGTATTCGTGTAACAGTTCTTTGGATAGTGTAGAATTGATGTCAGCCATGATAACTCCGTTCAGTTTGATTGGTTAGAAGCCTCTAGCGAACTGTAATTCCTAGGGGCTTTGCTTATTGTACTATAATGTATAGAATACTGATGTGGGGGTAGCGGTGTACTCCTCTGCGCCCAGTCCCACGGACGCCCCCACCCTTATATCAAGATTTCCCACTGATCCCGTAGCTTATTAATAGGCATGTTGTAACAATCAGACTTTACGACAAAGTTATTTGCCGGATCTATTTGACCTTTGTACATCTTGGTAGACTCATTAATATAGTCCGATTGCTTATACACCCCAAGAAACCATCCACAAGAATAGTCATTTAAGACCCTTACAAAACAATAGTAATCACATAATTGAGTAGGGTTATAGTCGGATACGGAGCATTCATAATGCAATAATGGTGTGCTAGTACATCGCTTAGTTTTGACGTCTATTTTTATTCCATCATAGGTAACAATGTCATAATCATAAGTATTGGTAATTGTGCTATTTAGCACATGATTTGCTACCATTTCTCCAACAAATCCAGCAATATTGCCTTTTCCTTTTTCTATGCTGTTTTTAAGCACACCCATTTCTTTGGCTTTTTTTTCAGCAAGAATTAGCATTTCTTGTGTAATCAATACCTTTTCCATCTTATTCAACTACTAGAGGTTTCGCCCAGTAAAGCCTGTGTCTGTTCCAGTAGAAACTCTTGTGTAAGTAAATAACGTTTCTCGAACCCTTTTGCACCAAGTCCGTGAACACCGGTATTTCCTCGATGATGCTCTGGACAGAGGGGGATGACGGGAGCATTTGATCTTTTGCCTCCAAACCTACGAATGTGATGAATCTCTGCGTCTTTGGTGCCAAAACCAAGATGTCGGCAAAGTATGCAGCCGAGGTTCGCAACACTCGATAGGTATTTACGTTCATCCTTGGTCACTGCAAAATATCATTTCTCTAATATATTTTTCGGCTATATCCATAGGTGTCAAATTATGCACAGGTTTTTCCATAACATAGTTATTTGATACTTGCCATCCATCATCTTGGGTTTTAATAATTAAACCCTTGTCTGTTAAATTTCTTAAATGAAGTCCTAAAGACGCTCTTTTAATCCCTATCTGTATCTCTTCCGTTCTCAGTCCCGGATTGCTGGCTATGTAAGAGAGAATTTGTGTCTTTGGATCCATAGAAGTAATGAACTGCCCCGTCAGGTAATATTTCATACTGCGGAGTGGCATACCCAGCAGCTCTTAATGCAAGTATAACCTCTTCTATGTCTTCAATCATAGCCACTTCCCACTGGATTGTTTCTTTTTCATAGCAAAACTGCCAATAGGATATTGTCTAATATCACCATCAGACCAGCGGATAAATACATTATCCTCATCTGCAGCCCAGCAGCCTAGTATAGATTTTCCACTAGGAAGGTTTGAGTAAGCAATAAAAGTATCTTTTATAGTAGTACATTTAGTATCAGTCAGGGAAATAAGTCCACCGCCCTGATTAGGCATCTCCGCTATTATTCCGCTTGCGTGGACGCTTAGGGACAACAGCAGTAATGCCACCATCAACATCTTTTTCATTTTCCAGCTCCTCTAATAAGGCGTCAGCACACCCAACGGCAGTCCTAGCCAAGTGTTGTTCAGTAAATTCATCGGGATACTGATACCCTTCCAACAATCCGGTCATGGCAAAGCAGCTTGCCAAGAACCTCATGTGCTTCTTGTCTGCTTCCATGCTTCAAACTCTCCCATTAACTTCTTAAATAAAGCTTGTGCATCTAAATTGGTCTTAAGTTCAGACCTAGAATTGATATCACAGTAACCACATACAGCCTCTGCAATAGCGCTTTCTTTTCCTTCAAATGCTAATCCTTCATACTCCATATATTTCCAAAACTCTGGATCCCTACAGATCATGCCAGCCTTCTTAATCAATTGACCGCCAGCATACTCCTCACGGTTTAATGGCTCTTCGTTGTCAGCAAGACGCACCATCACTACCATGTATCTTGCCCCAACAAAGTCCCTTAGAAGCTCATCAGGCACGTCATCCGGATGGATAGCTAAAGTCATAGCATACCCATCCTTAGTCTGCTTGAGGGCTATCTTCTTACCTTCAAATTGGCTTGTTTCCATCCATCATATCCATGCAGTCAGCAATACGTTTCTCAAGATACTTAATGATTCCTGAAGCTTGAATTACTTCAAGTTGAGCATCCATCAATTGCTCATCTAGCTGTTGATTTTCTTTCATCTCTTTTGCAAGAGCCTCTTGAAGTTGTTTAGCTAGTTTTTCCCAATCCACAGTATCGTATTTCTTATCCGCTTTTGTAGCCCACTCGCCAAATGATTTAGCAAACTCTAAATCATCCTCTTCAGTCCACTCGCTTTTTTTCTTCTTACTCATCCCATGGATCCTTTGCTGAAGATGTTGCTTGTTGATCTGGCTTAACGTAAGTGTTTACTTTTACGCTTAATGTATTACGTTCTCCATTGCGAGTATTTACTTTGCGTTTCCACATATCAAGCTTAATCTCTACTTCTCCATTCTTGGATTTATCAATTAAGTCCTGCAAAAATTCTTTTTCAAATAACATAGATCCTGAGAAATCCGGTGCTTTCTCATACTTTTTTTCTACGTTGTGCCAAATTGTCCCTTGATTTGGATAATCCATAATTACTCCTTAGTTAGTGCTTTTTTAGTTGTTGAAAATTGTGTCATGAGTTCTGCATACACAGCCTCATCTGCTACCTTTAATGCATCAAAAATGGTTCGATTATTCTTGAAAATATTTGCTACATCATCAGGTTTATCTGCTAATGCAAGGGCTGCTGCTACTCCAGCCTTAACACCCTCAGTCCACTCTTTAGATCCTTTCTCACCTACTGGTGTCAAACCAAAGTCTTTAGTGTTTGTAGATGGTTTAGGTGCTGGTTTAGGTGGTGCAGTAACCTTTGGTTCTTGTTTAGTAACCATGTTTGCTGTGATATCTTCTCCAAGGTCAGGAGGAACGTCTTCACCGCTGTAAATATATAAGCCGATACCATGCAAGGCAATAGCCTTAGCTAAGCAACGCTGCATAGCAGTATTTACGGCAAAAGAATCCGGTTCAGGAATTGTTTTGTTGCGATAATCCATGACAGGCAATTGTGCTGTGCGGGCAATATCATTTGCCACAACGGTACAAAATACCATGACTGAACCATTTCCCCATCTTTGGAACTCCGGATAAAACCAATGGGCTTTCGGGTCAGCGAGTAAGAGCTGGTCAACCGCCCATGCCCACGAGAGGTATGTAAGTCCATTTTTCTTCTCCGTATATTTAGATACGTCTATTTGTCTAAGTTCTTTGTAATCCATTATAGTTTTCCAAGATAAGTATCTGCCAATAGTGCGGCATAAATGAATATCAATTCTGCACCCTCTTCTGCGCTGCTTGTTTCATTTCTAATTGCTCCAAGGTCAGCACACAATGCCAACATAAAATCGTAAATCATCTCTTGTCTAGTTTTCATTTGTCATGCTCCTCTTTAAATTTCTTCATTACTTCTACTTCAATTAACTTTTCTGCGTAGTGGATGACTTTTCTGAGATCATCAATTCCACCTTTTTGTCGCCATCTGGTTGTGTATTTGACAATATTACCCTCAAGGTATCCGAGTCCATTCGCAATAATGTATGTCCAAGGCTGAATAGCATTAGATTTATAATGATCCCCGCCTACTTGCCGCACGTCTGCGATTAATTTCCCAGACTGGGGTGATTCCAAGTTCTCTGAATGCATGATTTAAGTTTTCCCTTCGTGTTAACCATTCTAAATTTGCTGCTGAATTGTCACTTTTAATGCCGTTTTTATGATTTACATCTAAACCGTTTGTTTCACCAGTAAACGCTTCACATACAAGACGATGTACTGCGCACATCTTTCCCTTGTTATTTATCCATAAATTTACATACATGTATCCTCCTCGTCCTGTCTTTGGGGAAAGTACTTTTCCACCAACAGTTCGTTCTTGGATTCCAAACTTAAATTTAGAGTTTGCTTGCGTTACTTTTCTTACTACGCTTCGAATATTTCCATAAGAACTAGCCTGATATATCCCATGCCAAGATGGTATATCTTTCCATATTTCTTCATTTAAAGTAGAATGTGCGTCAGCCATTGTTGTAGTCCGTATCAATGATGGTTAGAAAGGCCTAGAGAGTTGGTAGCTCCTAGGTCTTTCGTTATTATATCATCAATCCTTTATTTGTACATGGTTGAATAGTATTTGCAGCATAGTGATTTCCTCCTACTTGATGTTCATTTGCTTTCATGGCGGAATACCTTATGTACTTTGTTAGATTTTGCAAGCACCCACTTATCGCCCATCTTTTCAATGCACTCTTTAATGGCTTNCTCGTTACGCT